TCACAGGTAGCAATTGCTAAAAAATTAGGTGTGCCATTAGAAGAGTATGCGAAACAATTAAAAATCACGAAGGAGGCATAAGCATATGAGTACAGATACTATAATAAAAACTTCCCGTGCGAGTCAGACTAGAGTTAAAGAAACTAAAAAACAAGTTTGGACTCCACCATCATCTTTAGACGCACCCCCTGCACCAGATGGGTTTCATCATAGATGGATAAGAGCTGAATCAATGGGTTTTGACGATACAAAAAACATGTCAGCTATGTTAAGATCAGGTTATGAATTAGTGAGAGCTGACCAATACCCTGAAACAGACTATCCATCGGTTAGTGACGGAAAATACAAGGGAGTGATCGGAGTTGGCGGCCTATTGCTGGCTAGGATATCTTTAGAGTTAGTTAAATCGCGTAAGGAATATTTCGATAGACTTACAAAAGAAAAAGACGAAGCGATCAATAACGACCTTATGAAGGAGCAGCACCCAGGAATGCCTATCGATATTGATAGACAATCCCGTGTAACCTTCGGTGGTACAAAAAAAGACTAATTAATTTTTTAGTAATTTTTGCCAACGAATTAAATTAACCGTTTACCTTTGGTAAACAAATGGAGAAAATAATATGGCAAACCAAGACGCAGCCTTTGGATTAAAACCCCTAGGCAAAATTGGATCGTCAGCAGACAATAACGCAGCCACTGAATATGAAGTAGCAGCATGTGCATCAGCTTTTGCGCAAAACGATCTTATGATCGCTTTAGCAGCAGGAACTGTTGGTATAGGTGCAGCTTCTAGCAATGGAGTCCTTTTAGGCTCTTGTCAGGGTGTGTTTTTCACTGACGCTTCAACAAGTAAACCAACCTTTGCTAATCACTTAGTTGCATCAAACGCAGCTACTGATATCAAAGCGTTTATTACTGACGATCCGCATCAAGTTTATGAAATACAATCGGATGCATCAGGCGCAACTCAACAACTCGACGTTTTCACAAACGCTGATATTGCAGTTGGCGCAGGTGTAACACCGCATTTCGTTTCTAAAACTGAAATTACGGATACTCAATCAACAACAACAGCCAACTTGCGAATTATCGGAGTTTCTGACGATCCAGACAATAGCGATTTATCATCAGCTAATTGTAACTTTAAAGTGATCATTGCAGAACATTTCTATATGACCGCAACTGGCGTATAATAGCAGGATAGGAGAATAAAATATGGCTATATCAAGAGGACAACTAGTTAAAGAACTAGAGCCAGGTTTGAATGCACTATTCGGCTTGGAATACAACAACTATGCTAACGAGCACACGGAAATTTTCGATACAGAAAATAGTGACAGAGCTTTTGAAGAAGAAGTAATGTTATCCGGTTTCGCAAATGCACCAACTAAAGCTGAAGGAACTTCAGTTTCATTTGACAATGCACAAGAAACTTTCTCAGCTCGTTACACACATGAAACGCTTGCTTTAGCGTTCGCAATCACTGAAGAAGCGATTGAGGATAACCTGTATGACAGACTAGCGTCTAGATATACAAAAGCTTTAGCGAGATCAATGGCTAACACTAAACAAGTGAAAGCAGCTAATGTGTTAAACAACGCTTTCGGAACTGAAAACGGTGGAGATGGAAAAGCACTTTGTGCTACAGATCACCCTATCGTTTCTGGAACTGATCAGAATGAGTTAACTACTCCAGCGGATCTTAACGAAACATCATTGGAGCAGTCTTTAATAGACATCGCTGCAATGGTTGACGAAAGAGGTCTAAAAATTGCGGCTAAAGGAATGAAAATGATTGTTCCTTCTGCGCTTCAATTTACAGCTGAGAGATTAATGAAAACTGCCAATAGAGTTGGAACAGCTGATAATGATATCAATGCACTAAGTAATATGGGAATGATCCCTCAAGGTTATGTAATAAATCATTACTTAACTGATACTAATGCGTTTTTCATCAAAACAGATGTGCCTAATGGGTTAAAACATTTCGTTAGATCACCTATGAAAACATCTATGGAAGGCGACTTTACAACTGGTAACGTAAGATACAAAGCTAGAGAGAGATACTCATTTGGGTTCTCTGACTGGAGAGGTATTTTCGGATCACCGGGAGCATAATCATAATATTTTTGTGGCGGGACATTGTTCCGCCACAATTGAAATTTAGAAAGAAAAACCAATGAAAAAATTCACAATAAATATATGGGCATACGATCACTACGCTAAATTTAATATTTTAGCCGATGATAATGCTATTTCTGTCGAAGAATCAATACTTGACAAATTGGGAGAAAAAAGTATAAAATGGGAATATCTCGGAAACAGTTATAATAACGAGATAAAACGTATAACTTATGAAGAGGTTATAAATGATACAAGACCTATACAAACAAAAAAGGTCCTTGGAGTTGAAGTGGCAACAGGAGCATATTAATGAAGATAGATATACTCTTGAAATGGTCAGAATTGATGACAAAGTTAAAGAAGTCATTACTAAGATCAAGCTGGAAGAAGCTGAAATTGCTCACAGACAAAACACTGCAGAAGGTGTTGCTCCACAAGTTTCTGTAGCTACTTAAGACACAAAGCTACATCGCTGAAATCGCACTTTTATTACGGGGTCTCTTGCACTCTACTAAAAAATATAATATAAATTACACACTATATATAAATAAATTTAAATGTAGACGCGTATAGTCGACATCCCCTAGGGACTACATTTATTATATTCTAGGAGGAATATTAATATGGCTAACACAACTTTTAATGGTCCGGTAAGAGCAGAACAGGGATTTAAACAAATCACTAAAAATGCAACTACTGGTGCTATTACAGACAATACAACAATCGACTCAAGCGGAAATCTTTCCGTTGGTGGAACAACTGTTTTATCTTCATCACTTAATGGTATCTCAGATTTTTTTAATGAAGGAGTTAACACAGTACCTTTAGGATTAAATCCTACATGGAATCTTAACTTTGGTAAACCCGATCAAGGTACTATTGCAAACGTAGATGATCTTCTTACAAACCCTAACACAGCATTGAGATTATCAATGGCTTTAGAAAAAGTAGCAAATCAATCTGCTGTTCTTACAGCAGCACAAACAGGTGCTATTTTTGGTGGAACAGGTGTAGTAGGAACTGATTTTGCAATCGCAGCTGGAGCTACAAATATTGCAGCTAACCAATCAGTTGTAAGATACACAGGTAATGTTGGTGCAACACTAGCATTAACAGCATCAACTACTGATCTAGCTTCTGACACTCATAAAAGTTTAATTATTTTTACTGACAATGTAATCGCTGCTTCTGCAGTTCTTACTTTACAAGTACAGACAAATAATGAACTTGATGCTTCTTCTTTTGAAGCATTTGTTACAGGCGCTGGAACTAACGTACTAGAACGTGAAGCAGGAACTACAGATGCACATGCTAAGATTATCTTAACAGCATCTGCTGCAGAAACGACTATCAAAGCTGGATCTTACATTTATTTTGAAGCTGCTAATAACACAGACCAGATGTCTGTAAAAATGATGATTAGAACTACTGGCGGAACTATCGCAGTTACAACAGCTAATAACTAATAACTAATTAACTCTTTAGGTGGAGTGTAATGACTCCACCTCTAGATAAAGGAGATAAAAAATGGCAGACGTAGTATTAAATCAAACAGCTGGAACAGCGTTGTTTCAAGGCGAAAAAAAACTAATAACACACTATAATAATGTTTCAGATAGCTCAGGCGGAAGCACAAAAATTGTTGATGTTTCTGCATTAACTGCAAATAGAAACGGAGCAACACCTGCTACCATATCTTTAAATAAAATATGGTACAGTATTTCTGTAACATCTAAAGTAGATTCACTTAGATTATTGTGGGATGCAGATACAGACGCAACTTTTCTAACATTAGAAAATAGTGGATTTTTAGATTTTAGTTCTATTGGTGGTATAAAAAATAACGAAGCAACTAATTTTACTGGCGATGTTTTAGCAGTTTTACCAGCTTGTGCAGCGGGAGATACTGCTACAATTACTTGCGAGTGGATTAAAAATTATTAAGGAGTAACTTATGGCCAACACAACGTCAGGCACAGTTACTTTCGATAAAACTTTTGCTGTAGATGAAATTATCGAAGAAGCTTATGAGAGGCTTGGAATACAAGCTAGCTCAGGTTATCAATTAAAAACTGCAAGAAGATCTTTAAACATTCTTTTTCAAGAATGGGGTAATAGAGGTATTCATTACTGGGAAGTAAGTGATGCTGATATTAATTTAGTTGAAGGTCAATCAGAATATATTTTCTTTAGAGCAACTTCTGATGGTACAAGTGCTGTAACAAATCCTGCTGATACTTATGGTGTAGCAGATGTTCTTGAAGCAACAATAAGAACTAATAGAACTGCTGTTAACCAAGCAGACTCTGCGCTTACAAAAATATCAAGATCAACTTATTCTGCTTTATCTAGTAAGCTATCTAAAGGAACACCTTCACAATTTTTTGTTCAAAGGTTCGTGGACAAAACTACATTTACAATTTACCCAACACCAGATTCAACTAGCGCTGCTAAAGCTATTAATTTCTTTTTTGTAAAAAGAATACAAGATGTTGATTCAACTTACACAGATGCAACAGATCTTCCATACAGATTCGTACCTTGTATGGTTTCAGGATTAGCTTTTTATTTAAGTCAAAAAGTAAATCCGCAGTTAACCCAAACAATGAAGTTATTATACGAAGAAGAACTAGCAAGAGCATTAGCTGAAGACGGCTCTGCTTCTAGTACATTCATAACTCCTAAAAACTATTACCCGAATATATAATGGCAAGAGGAAAATACGCAAAAGCAATATCAGATAGATCAGGATTTGAATTTCCGTATATTGAAATGGTTAAAGAATGGAATGGATCTTTTGTACATAAATCTGAATTTGAAGGCAAGCATCCTCAACTAAGACCCAAACCTCATGGTGGAGATCTTCAAGGACTAATGAATGCTAGACCGGCTAGAGCAGAGCCTGCTGTAGCACAATTATTAAAACTTAATCCTTTTGAAACAATTGCAGCTTCATCAGGAATAATTAATGTATCACAATCTTCTCATGGAAGATCAACAGGAGATACTGTAAGATTTAGAGGAACACTTTCTGCTAGTGGAACTTTTACTAATCCATCATTAGTTGATGGCATACTAGGATCAAATATTGGAAAAGCTGCTGGTTATTCTATCACAGTTGGCAAAAGAGATTCAAGCGGAAATATTACAAACACAACAGATTTCTATCACTTTACTGTAGACACAAACACTGCTACAACAGGTGGTATATCAGGAGGAGGAGAGAATTGCTCGGCAGGTCCGGCAACTCTAATAGCATAATGGCAGGACTTACTTACGCAACATTAACCACAGCAATTTTAAATTATACTGAAGTTAGTACAACTGTATTAACAAGTACAATTACAGATCAAATTATCGATAATGCAGAAACTAGAATCATGAGAGATGTACCTCTTGATGCTTATAGAACATCAGCAACAGATAATTTAGTAGTTAATCAAGAACATGCAAACGTTCCAGCAGGAGCTTTATTTGTAAGAGGTGTACAAGTTGCAGATGGAACATCATCACTTACTAATCCTATATGGTTAGAAAAAAAAGATGTTACATACTTAGATGAATTTAATGGTGCACGTGCTACAGGAAGACCTAAATTTTTTGCTATGAAAGGTGGAGCAACAGGTGTTACAAACACAACTTCAGGAGCTATTTTACTTTCACCAATACCTAATTCTACATACGTATTTAAAATTCATTACAACGCTAGACCCACAGGCCTAAGCGCATCCACTACAACTAACTTTATAAGTTTGAATTTTGCAAATGGTCTGTTATATTGTTGCCTAGCAGAAGCTTTTGGTTATTTAAAAGGACCAATGGATATGTTGCAATTATACGAAGGTAAATATAAAGCCGAAGTGCAGATGTTTGCTGGAGAACAAATTGGAAGACGAAGACGAGACGATTACACGGATGGTACTGTTAGGATACCTGTTCAGTCACCACCACAATAGGAATTAAATTATGGCATCAACATTTACAGATCTTGGTTTAGAAATAATGGCAACTGGCGAGAACGCCGGTACTTGGGGAGATAAAACTAATACCAACTTAAACA